CATCCCCCGCAGCACGGCGGCACGGGGGGATTCTGGCCAAACCTTTGACCTGATGAACCCCGTCCACCGCCCACTTTTGAAAGCGCCCCGTATGTCCTTCATGGCTCTGCCCCCGTCAATCCCGCCCGGCACCGCCCCTGCGCCGCCAGCGTCTGTCCCTGGCGTCATCGAGAACGACGGCTGGTTTCCCGACATAAGCCTGGCAGATATGCGCGATGCCATGCGCCTGGACGGCACCGTCACCGACGCGCGCCTGGTGCAAGCCGTGGTGGACGCCATCCTGCACGTCAACCGCGAGCTGGCCGACTGGCAGGGCAAGCAGGCCGCCGCCGGTATCGCTGCCCTGGTGGACGTGCCGGCCACGCGTATCAACCGCGAAAGCCGCCTGCTGGCGCAGTACCGGCGTGCCGTCTACAGCACGGCGAAAGCCGACTTGATCGAGCGTTACCGCGACTACGACAGCACGGCCACGTCCGTCAGCGACAAGAAAAGCATGGAGTGGCTCGACGAGGCACCCGGCGCGCAGCGGCGCAATGCGCAATGGGCGATTGCCGATATGGTCGGCCGCACGCACCTCACCGTGGAACTGATCTGATGCAGGTGCGCACGCAGCAGCACGACACGGTAGACGCCCTGGTGTGGCGCTACCTGGGCGACGGCGCGGGATACGTCGAGCAAACCCTGGAAATAAATCCCGCGCTGGCGCGCCACGGCGCCGTGCTGCCGGCCGGCCTGGTCGTCACCCTGCCCGAGCCGGCGCCCAGCACGGGCCAGGTGGCGGCAGCCGATCTTGTGCAGCTATGGGATTAACGCAGCAATCCACCATTTTTACCGTCATGAAAAATCTATCTAACTTCACCCCGGAGACTCAAGCAATGTCCGCAGAATCATTTGGTGGTTTCGCCACCCTGGTCAAACTGTACGGCTTCAAGGCGGCGCTGGGCATGGTCGGCGCCGCCATGCTGTACATCGTGCTGCCGCCCTTGAATGCCGACGGCACCTTCAACAAAGGCGAGTTTGTCGCCCGCCTGGCCTGTGCCGGCGTGTTCTCGTGCCTGCTGGGCGGCACCGTGTATCAACTGCTGTGCGCGCAGCTCCCGGCCATCGGCGCCATGGTCAACGCTTCCGCCATCGACTTGATCGTCGGCGCCCCCGGCTGGTGGGTTTCGCGCGCCGTAGCCCTGTGGTTCCAGCGCCGCAGCGACAAGGACATCGCCGAGCTGGTCAAAGACGCGAAGGAGCATTGATGGCCACCACCGACAATCCACTTATCGCGCGCGTCATCGACGCCATCCTGCGCGCCGAAGGCGGCTACGTGAACGACCCGCAAGACAAGGGCGGCGAAACCAATTACGGCATCACGGTGGCCGTGGCACGCGCCAACGGCTACACCGGACCGATGCGCGATCTGCCCGTGGCCCTGGCGCGCGCCATCTACACGGCGCGCTATATCACGGAACCGAAGTTCGATCAGGTGCTGGCCCTGCACGCCGGCATCGGCGCCGAAGTGATCGACACGGGCGTGAACATGGGGCCACACCGCGCGGCCGAGTTCCTGCAGCGGTGGCTGAACGGTTTTAATGACACGGGCGCGCGCTATCCCGCCCTGTTCGTCGACGGCCGCCTGGGCGCGCAGTCGTTGGGCGCGCTGGCCGCCTTCCTGCAGTGGCGCGGCCAGGATGGCGCCGCCGTGCTGCTGCGTGCTTTGAACGGCCTGCAGGCAGCGCGCTACCTGGAAATCACCGAAGCCAACAAGAGCCAGCGCCGTTTCCTGTTCGGCTGGATCAAGGAACGGGTGGCCATGTGACCGCGACGACCTGGCGCCCGCTGGCCGCCTGCCTGCTGTGTGGCGCCATCGCGGGCTGGACGACGCAGGGCTGGCGCAAGGATGCCAGCATCGCCGAACTGCAGCGGGCTGCCGCCACCAGCAAAACCAATGCCGCCACCGCACTGGCCCAGGCCACGGCCCGCGTGCTCACCCTGGAGCGCGCGGCCGGCGCCGCCCTGGCGCTGCGCGCCGACCACCTCACCCAAGAGCAAACCCATGCGAAAACCGAGCGTGACCGTTTTAACGATGACGTGCGCAGCGGCGCTGTGCGCCTGTCAATCCCCGTCGCCGGCGGCCAGTGCGCCGCCATTGCAGATTCCACCGCTGCCGCAAGCCATCGGATTGAAACGCGCGCCGAACTTGACCCAGCGACTGCGGCAGCTCTTGACGCCATCGCCGGCGACGGCGACGACGCTACCCGCCAGTTGAACGCCTGCATCGACGCCTACAACCGAGTACGAGACACCTACCATGTACAAACCGAATAGCCTGCGCCAGCACCTGGCCGCCGCCATCCCCGATCTGCAACGCGACCCCGACCGCCTGCTGGTCTTCGCCGACGAGGGCAACGTGGTGGCATCTGCCACCGCCTCCCTCTCCTTCGAATACCGCTTCAAGCTCAACCTGATCGTGACCGATTACTCGGGCGACGCGGACGCCATCATGGTGGCCCTGATCGCCTGGCTGAAAGTCCACCAGCTCGACCTGCTGGCCAATGAAGAGCGGCGCAAGCACGGCATTGGCTTTGAGGTGGACTTCAACAACCATGAAACGGTGGATATTTCGATCAAGCTGGACCTGACCGAGCGCGTGGCCGTCAAGACCGGCGAAGCGGGCCGCCTGGACATCAAGCACCTGGCCGAGATACAGCACATGCCCGCCTATGTGGACGAGTTCTGGAAACTGTACGCCGGCGAGAAGCTGCTGGCCGAATGGCACACGCCCGAGGCCACGCCGTGAGCGACGACCTGCACACGTTGGAAGCCTGGGCCGGGGCGCTGCTGGCCAAGCTGCAACCGGCCCAGCGCCGGGCAATCAATCACAAAGTGGCCATCGACCTGCGCCGCAGCCAGGCGCAGCGCATCAAGGCACAGCAAGGACCGGACGGCACCGCGTATCCGGCACGCAAGCGGCGCAAGGAATTCAAGGGGAAGAATGGACGGATCAAGCGGCAAAAGGCAGCCATGTTCGCCAAGATTCGCACCGCCAAACACCTGAAAGTGAAGGCGACCGGCGACCAGATCGAGGTTGGGTTCTTTGGCTGGGTAGCACGCGTGGCGCATGTGCATCAGTTTGGCCGGCAAGACCGCGTTACAAAAAAAGGGCCCGCCTACAAATACCCGGAGCGGCCGCTGCTGGGCTTGAGTGAGCCGGATCGGACGTTGATACGCGAATCGTTGCTGCGTCACATGGGAAAAAACTAAGATGCGTCAATGCAAACTTCAACTGACATTAGTTATCAAATGAGTTAGAGTCCATGACTGACAGATTGAATCTGCAGCTAAGAGCGGACTGTCAACTCTATTGTGAGCTGACATTTGATGTGGATAACATATGAAAGAACGCTATGCTCACTAAAAAATATTGGAAAATATGCGGCTATGATAGCACCAAGGTAATATTTGAAAAAATTGTTCCTTTTAATAGTCTTACGAATAATAAAATGAAAGAAGCGCTTCGTACACTGGCAGCTCAAGCTGGATTGAATTCTGATGAAATTGTGGAGTGTCACTTCAAGAAGAACTCTCTTGGGGTTCGTCAGCTATTGGATGTCCGAATTAGTTCTGACGGAAATTTCATGATGTCATGCGGAGGAAATCCGCATTTTACGGCCGTTGTAATAGAAAAATAGTTTCTGAATTTCCGCTGTTGATGGTTTTCCGCCAACAGCCATAAACCGTCGTTCCGATTGATGCTAGGTGAAGAAATTGGCACATTTTCTTGCCGACCAATTGATATCAATTAAGTGAGACTATCCATATGTGCCGACTGCGGCCATTTATCGCCGCGATATTTACTCATGTTATTGCTACAGCTGCGTACGCAGAAGATGAAGTTACCTTATTTGACGGCAATGGACAAACCTAATGGTGAGTCCCAGAGATGGTTCTAAAATACAGCGAGAAGATCCGCAACGGAGCGGAAACGACCTCCCGCTACACCATCCACTAATTGAAAAATATGAGTTTATGCATCACGGGCTGCCATAGTCACTAAGCTGGATATCAACCCGCCCCCGCGTGCATCCGCACGCGGACTTCGGCAACATGCACTGCATGAACGCCGACCTGTCCGACCTCCTCCGCTTGCTGCAAAACCTGATCCGCCTGGGCACCATTGCCGAGGTCAAAGAGGCCAAGGCGCGCGTGCGGCTGGGGCCGACACTCACCACCGAATGGCTGAAATGGGCCACCCGACGCGCCGGCAGCACGCGCACCTGGTCGGCGCCGACTGTCGGCGAACAAGTGATCGTCTTTTCCCCCGGCGGCGATCTGACGCGCGGCATCATCGTGCCGGCGCTGTACTCGCAGGCGTTTGACGCGCCCGACACCAGCGACAGCATCCACACCACGCACTATCCTGACGGCGCCGTGGTGCAGTACGACCACGCGGCCCACGCCCTGACAGCCACCCTGCCCGGTGGCACCGCCACCATCACCGCCGACAAGGTGACGTCGAACGCGCCCAGCACCATCTGCACGGGCGACCTGACCGTCATGAAAAACCTGATCGTCAAACAGTCCACCACCGTGGAAGGCACCACCGCCCTGAATGGCGGCGTGAACGCCAAGGCCGGCGCCGCTGGCGGCGTGGCCATGGCCGTGCAAGGGA